TCCTCTAAAAGCATCTCATAAATACGATCTACACGGGCCTCTATGCGCTCTACACGGCCGCGTAAATTATGGTTTCCGTTACCGTCCGGCCGCAGCTCTGATAAATAATATTTGACTAGATGACGTACCAGGGCAAACCCTGCACCCAATAGGCTACAAATACTTAGGCTAATGGCTAACAGGGTTTGCGCTGTATCCACTATTTAGACCCTAAACCAAAATCTTTCTCGTTTGGCTGTAGAGCTTTTAACAAAGGTCCTACAAGCCCTGCAACAAAAGCATTAAGTAATACTTTAGGGTCTGTAATACCGGAAATGTATAAAGCCGCAACGCTCGCTAAAGCTGCCCGGCCGTAACTATATGCAGCCGCCTCTAATTGCTTTTTATTCATTTTTGCCTTTCGCGCCCCTTAGTTATTTTTGTCTAAGTACCGCTACGGCATGAGTACCGGACGCGGTAACACCATATAGAGCTTCTAAATCCCCTACGGTAACGGTTAATTTATCGCCGTTATCTAATCTATAGCCATTACTTGTAGTTACATTGGAAGCGCCTAAATAAATCGCCCCTCCACCTAAATTATGTAAATAAGCGGTTTGATAAGAATTTGTAGCCGGCACAATAACTGTAGCTGTCGTACCTACGTTTACTTGTGAACTAATCGGCATTAGTTAATCCTAACTTTGTAATTATCTTAGCGGCTTTTTCCGCATTTACGTTTATTTCAAAGTGCATTTCATCTTTACGGTTTCGGTAATCGCCACCCCACGCTAATCCGTATTTTTTAGCTAATGCTCTAATCATAGGTACTTTATCGGCTGGAAATGTGCCCACAGCTGCTAGCGGGTGTTTAGTCGCATTTAGATCTATTGCCGTACCGCTGCTATGGCAGCTTAAACGATCTGTACTACCACGTACCATACGATACGCGTAACCCCACTCATCTAAACCACCTTCATCTATTGGCTCAATAAGTGCGTGAAATTCTGCGGCAAACCCAATTAATAAAGGTGCTACAGCCTCGGCGCATCTAAGTTTTCTATTAGTGCCGGGTACAGCGTAACTTTTAATACAAATCTCAGCTGGATTTACACTAGCCGGCCAACCATTATAACTTATTTCCATAATTGTATTTTTTATATATTAACTTAATAGTAACTTAGCTTCTTGTTCTGTAATTCCTAATTTCTCTAATAACGCTGTTTTCAAAATTGCCGTTTCAGCTTCTTTTGTAGTTTGGTTAGCTGCTTCTGCTTGTGCGCGTTCTACTTCAGCAATTTCTTGTAGCGTGTATTCACGATAAATTTCTGTGCCATTTTCAATATTTATTATTTTTTCTCTATACATAATTACGCTCCATAAACATATAAAGTACCATTATCAAAATTACCGGTAGACGATACAATACTAACCGATGTAATTGCCGCAGAAGCGGAATAAAAACCTATTTGGCTTGTTATGCTTTGCGAGCTTCCTCCGGCTGCCGATGCACCAGCGTTTCCCATAATTGCTTTAATCCCAGTTGATTTACCACCAGACACCCAAACACCCCCAGTAACTTGCGATCCAGCATTGGACGACATTGTTGTTAAATTAAATCTATCATTGGCTGTGTTTTGTTGTATACCATAACTGCTAGCGCTATAAGTGGAACTCGGATTAATATCAAATCCAACGTTTCCGTAATTTGCCGCTGTATCGCCGTTAAACCTTAATGCAATTAAAGAAGAAGCATTAGCGGAAGACGCTTGTACGACAAAAATCATAAAATCCTCTATATTTGAAATTCCGCTAACTGTAATAGTTGCCGCGCCCGTTAATGCAGTACCACCTGCGTTGAGTAAAGTCCAATTTTTGCCACTTCCTGCAGCAGCCCATTTTAATCCTGTTGAAGTGCTGGAGTCAGCCGTTAAAACAGTATTATCAGCACCAACGGCTAATCTTGTATCACTTGTACTATAAGTATATAAATCCCCTTTCGTAGTAAGCGGTGATGTCGCACCTGTTTGTATATAATCATAAAATATAGCGGCACTTGTGCTAGTAAAATAAAGTATTCCTGCATCATATTGCGGAAGTATCAAACTTCCAGCTGTATTAACTGTCGCTGTACCAGCCGTAATAGTGGTTGCGCCTGATCCTACATTTTGTATAAAAACCGTATCACCAGCGGAAAATAAACCCGTGTTAACTGTAATAGTAGTAGCGCTTGACGAGTTCATAGCTATAGTAGTGCCGGCATCTGCCGCTGTTAATACATAACTAACGGTTTTAGTAACGGCCGCGCCCCCACCCATAGCCGTAGCTTGTAAATCCGTCATTTGTGCAGCCGTTAAAACTTGGCCTGTCGTAAAAGTTTGTTTAGCCATTGTTACCCCCTAATAGGCCAATACGCCGGTGTCTAATACCCCGTATTGGCTTGAGTCTAGTATAAAACCGTCTATTATCGGCTCTAATGTAGTAAATGTCGTTTTCCAGCTATTAGGGGTAATAGTCATAGCCACCCCAAAAATTTGTAAAGTCTTTGTCAACGTGGATAAACCTGGTTGATTAGTAGTTATAGTTATTGGATCAAAAAAATCTAAATCTAAAGCGGCAATTATGCCGGCATTATAATTTTCTGTGTATAAATCAAGGGTTATAGCATCACAGCGTATAGATGTATCTTTACGGCTAGCTACATAGGCCTGGGCATAATCTAAAGCCTCCGCGTCTGTCTGCATTAATAGATTTTGTTGGTTATAACTATGAGTAAAATATCTGTCTATACTGGTTTGGTCTATGGCTAATTGTGTAGTGCCCCCGGTGCGGGTAATGCTAGCCGCGTTGTAAACCAAAGTATCATCTAAACGCCATACGGCATTAAAATAACTTATATTTGTGCCATTATCGTTAAAAACAGTAGGCGTACCTCCAATACTGGCAGCTGTCACGTTTCTATCTTGAAATACAAATGAGCCAGTAGCATCTACGTATAGTGCTCCATATTCGCTTAAAGTAACCGTTTGCATAGCGGCCAGGCTTGTTCGCGCCGTACCTGGATCATTTTGTAAAGTAGTTAAGCCGGCATCTACATCACGCATAGATACAGGCCAGCCGATTTCATCTAAAATTTGATTAATACGTGTGCCGGACAAATCGCCGGCAGCTGCTCCGGCTACCGTAGATATTTGTGCATTTTGCGCGAGTCTAAACGCATCTACGGCCGTAATAGTGGTATAAACAACGTCATTAGCATTTCTAGGCGTTGTCGTTGTATAGCTTGTAATAAAACCGCTAAAGATAGGATAAGTATTAGCGCCGTAGGTAGCGCTAATTGCTACTTTTCGCATAGGATCTAACAAACCAAAATAAGGGCTATTAGGATTTTGTGGGTTAAAATCTCCATTTTGATCTACAATACGTAAAGTTAATGTACCGGTTTGAAATTGATCCGCCTGGGGATTACGCCCTCTAATAGTTTGTATGTTATCCACTACATTAGACACATCTACAATTACAGCGGCACTATCGGCTAAAACATTTGTGCCTAAAATTCCAGTATCTAAAATCATGGCTTGAGCAAAACTTGGCCCGGTACTAAAGTTAATAACTGCATTTATATTAGGCAGCGTCATAATCCACCGTTATAACGTAGCGGTAAACCTTTACGCTCAATAGCTAAAAATGCACGCTGTACCGCGTCCTCTACCATATCGTCATTACCTATAACCCCTGCATTGACATTTACCGTTATATTGTCTGCCATGCGAAAACGCGCCGGATCAAAACCTATAAAAGCGGGTAACGCCGAGTTATAAGTGCTTTCTATAAGGCTTAATGCATTTTCACTTTCCGCTAATAAAGCATCTGCTAAAGCTAATTCTGACTCTGCTAAAATACTAATAGCGTCTGAGTGTGCGTTTAAAGCTGCTATAGCATCGGGATTACCGGCCGCAGCGAAGGTAAATATATCGGAATTTAAAGTAGTAATACTACCGTAATCTTGTGAAGGAATTATAGGCGATAAATTAAATTGTATTTGTGACATTTCTATCAATTTACGTAAAGCGGCATCTAAATTTTCTAAATTTATAAGATCTTTAGGTTTGAATTTATCTAATAAATTATTAATATCGGTTAATTTATAAGTTTGATTTTGCAAACTACCTAATATTAATAATTCCGCGTTTAATTGTTTTGCTAATGCCGTAGCCCGGTCTGCATCTTTTGCAGCTATAGCATCATCTAGTTCTAGCATTAATTGTTTAACTAATAAACGCTGTGCATCATT